CTGTGAAGTATGACTTCATCAATGCCTTAACTGCATCTGCCCAACCTTCGATTGAATCACTAATCAAGAATCTTCTTTCTTTACTCTTTGGTCTGTGTATTGCCGGCAATTCCTCAACATGATGTTTCTGAACGGAATAACCAACACCAGTTCCACCAAGAAGAAGAAACATCACCTCACCAAATGCACGCCAGTCATCAATAGGCAAATAAGCACAGTTGTAAATTCTATTCGGAGAAATCTCTATTGGTTTACCACCAAACTGTAATGAACGCATTGACGGTAAAACTTTTTTATCATATACAAATTTATAGACATTTTCAATCTCGTCTTTTAATTGTGGGTATTTTCTTTGGTGCATTTCTTTGTTTCTTGTTACCAATTCTTCCCAAGTTTCCCTACGATTTTTTTCAGGAATAAAACGAGCGTATTTCATATACACAGTAATTTCAGACAAGATACGATTGCTAATGTCCATTTATTTCTCCATTGATTTTTTTATTGAAAAGTTTATTTTGCCACTATAAAACAAAACCATACACAGATAAGTATATGGTTTTGAATAAAAAAATTGGGTTTTTGTAAATTATTTTGTAACCCAGTTTTCCCCATTCCACCATTCAAATCCTGGTAATTCTGATTTGTAGTGGAATTGTTCATACCATTCGGAAATGTATAAATACGGATAACTATGCCCTACTAACTTATCTAAAAAGTAGTAATGAACATTTGGTGTTATTCCGGATCTATCAAGTCTGCCACCCAATAAAACCGGAATATATGGTATATCATCATACCAATTTAATATAGAAAATACAACATCGTTAAAATAATAAATTTCATGTTTAACGGATAATGCCTTTTCTACTTCAACATTTACAATAGATGGGTAAAGATCCTTTACATTTTCTAAAATTTGTTTGTAATTACCTGAATTTGAAATGTTAATTTTCTTCAACTTTCTTCTTCTGTTTCCAGAAATTGGATAAATTTTTAATCTTGCCGATCTAGATTGATACCATTTGTTGTTACCCATAGGTTGCCAACCCGATTCAAACATTGTCTCATAACTTTCCTTTTCACTAACACAAAACACTTCACATAAAGGCGATCCTGTTTCTAAATCATACTTGCCGTTTACATGACTAATTCGTGTTTTCATTCTTAAACCTCGTTTGTTAATAATATCATTCATCGTAACAAACGAAACATGATGCGAAACGAAGTCAGGTATAAGTATTAGAATCCTTCTAATTCTTTGAATTTTTGTGAAAGAGCTTTCTTAACATTCACTTCACCTTTCATGGAAGTGGTAACACTCTGTCCCATGTCTGATGATGGTTCATATATCTCAATATGACCTGTCATTGTATTTATTTTACTTGGGAATGTCATACCATCTGGACCAAAACGATTTTTGATAATATGCCATCTGCCTGTTCCACCAACTTTGTCATTCAGTTTTCTTGAAAGAGACATAATGAAATCTGCAATCATTATCTTATTGTATGATTCTGAAACTTTACCACCTTCGATAACATCATCTTCAAGAGCAGAACGATTTGCCTGTGATGCAGTCCAAATAGGTATTCCATAAGTTCCACCGATACCACGAAGATCCTCATAAATATCATTTAGTTCCAATCTTTTATCACCAGCTTTTGATGGTCTGATCAAATCAGCATAATCAACGATAACCAAATCTGGTGCCTTACCTTGACTAATACACTTTTCAATATGTGATGTTATGGTTGTTATACTTGCAGTTTTTGTTGGATAATACTTTACAATCAAATCACCCTTTATAGTTTCCATTGCATCACGAATCTTTTCTTGTGCATGTTCTTCGCCGAGATTTTGAAATGCAATTTTTGTAAAGAACGCATCGAATCGGCGAGCAACATAAAACTGATTAAGTTCAAGCGTGTAATAGATAACTCTCTTTCCTGCACGAACTGCATTTGCAGCAACACTAACCAAACCCCAAGACTTACCGCCACCGGCAGGTGCAATGATAACACCCAATTCACCTGCAGCCAATCCACCGTTTGTAATATCATCAACCACATTCCAACCAGTAGACACGCAAGTTCTTGCACCTTCTTCATAACGGGCAGCAATATCAACTATGTAATCGTGTCCAATATCTTTGTCAGTTCCGGCTTTAAGAGCATTATCAACTTTCTTTTTTATCAAATCATACTTACCACTTTTAAGCAAATCAACGGATTCGATAATTGCAACTTTCATCTTTTGGTTTTTACAAAACTCCAATGCAGTTGATTTAACATACTCACCATCCGTGCTGTCTTTATACTTTGCACTTTCTTTTAGTGAATCTGCAATAGTGCTTTTCAAAACCTTATCTTCAACTTGTATCAATTCTGATTTGAATACTTCGGCAGTTGGTGCAGTTCTATACTTTTCATAATAAGACATTATCCTAGCAACAATCCAATTATTTGCCTGAGACTCAAAGTAGGTTGGTTCAATTATATCTGAAACCTGTTGTAGGAATGACCTATCGTTTAGTAGTGATGTGATAACTTTTGTTTGAAATGTATGTCCGTATTGGGATAAATTATCCTGCATACTTGTTCCTAATCGAATTTAATGTTGTAAAATTTTTCTTCAACCACTCGTCCCAATTCAATAAAACATTTTGTAGTTTATCTTCTACAAACAGTTTATCCAACTCAATTTTATTCGTACCACCAATCTCACCATCAACTATATTACGAATTGTAGATTTTGTTGATGCTGGAATATCAACATCTTCAAGTTGCATTATACGATGATTTGTTTCCAATACTTTCAAATTTTGTTTTAGTTCTTGAATTGCCTTCGATTTATTATCATACAATTTACAAAATTCTATGAACATTTCCAAATTTATTTTTCTTTTTTCTGATAGAATGGGGAAATGTTTGAGAATAGATTTATCACCGATTCCTTTTATGCCAACAACATTATCACTCTTGTCACCAAGAATTGATTTGTATATGATATAGTTTTCACACCATATACCCGTTTCTTCCAAAAGATTTTCGGGAGTATACATTTTCTTTTTAGTTGGCAAGTAAACGCCAACCCTATCCGAGACTAATTGTAGAAAGTCTCTATCGTTTGATAGGATAACACATTTCTCTTTGAAATAAGAAGAAAGGTAGGCAATCACATCATCTGCTTCGATTTTATCAATGGAGAGTATTGTTAGTGGCAGATTTTGTAGGTATGAAAAAACACGAAACAGTTGATATTTGATGGATGATTGCTCATCATCTATATCCTCAAATCCTACTACACGGTTTAACCGTGACTTGATTGCTCTACCTTCCTTATAGTTTGAATAAATTTCTTTTCTTCTTTGTGAACCACCCTTACCATCAAAGACAACAACAACCCGCGTGGGATTAACCATACGGATTGTTGCTCCAAGCGACTTTAAGAATCCAGAAAGTCCGCCCACATGAATACCATCATCGTTTAATGTTGGGATGGCAGAAAAGGTGCGTATAAATAAATTCATCCCATCAACAATCAAAACCTTACTATCACGATGTAGGTTTTCTTGTTCGGCTTTTTCTGTTTCTATTTCTTGTAAAAGTCTTTGATATTTTTTATTCATTGTAACCAATTCCATATATCGTTTTATCAATACTAATATACGAAAATAATATGACATTGCAAAATAAAAAAAGAGAATCATCCGATTCTCTTTGTATAGTTCTTAATTGGCTATCATTTAATAATCTTTTATTAAATATAATCATTTGCCGATATGCCTAATTTTGGAGCCAACTGGCGTATTTCTTGTTCTATTTCTCTTGATTCTTCGGGTCCAGCATATTCTTCATTGTAAACAACCAACCTTGCTAATTCCTCCACCATTTCAAAAAATGCATTACCTTTCATTTTTTTTATTTGTTGCTCTAATGATTTTATTTGCATTTGAGCTTCTTTTGTGTCTTCCATATTTGTGCTGTATTCCTCTTCTTTACGGAAAATCACATAATCTGCAATCAATTCTTTTATATTGATGAATTGACCTGGCATTCCAGGAGGTTTATTGCCAATAAGTGGATTTACGAAAGGCGATTCATTCATTTTTTTGTTAAACTTTTCATGTATCGATCTTCCTTCCTGCACTAGATCCTTTACTTTTATTGACTTACCCATATTAAATACTCCAAAAAAGAATTATGTATATGATATAAATATGGGGTAAAATTATTTACCCCATAGTTTTCTATACTTCATCTTGTAGTAATGGTTCATTTGAAAGCGTTACATCGTCAATTCTGGCTTCATCCAATTTCTTGTATTTCATAATTACCTTATCAGCAATTTCATCATATACTATATCGTATAGTTCAGGATCACTCATAATCTTTTCAACAAATTCTTTGGATTGAAATTTGATAACTTCTCCAGAACGCTTGTCTGTCCATGAATACCAAGCACCTGATTGAGATACAAGGTTGTGTTCTTTCATAACAGTAAGCCAACTACTGTAATCATCAATTCCACTATCAAAGTAAACTTCATATTCACATTCACGAAGCGGTGGACCACAACGATTTTTAACTAACTTTGCCTTAACTCTCGAACCAACGATTTCATCACGACCTTCTCTCTTTGCCTTAATAGCACCGATTGAAGAAAGACGAAGACGAACAGACGCATGGAAAGGAATGCCTTTACCACCCGGTGTTGTCCAAGGATCAGAGAATGCCGGTGCATTCAATTTCTGACGAAGTTGGTTTGTAATAATCAAACAAATACGCTCTCTACCGATAAGGTTTGTAATCTTTCTCATTGCCTTTGAAATGATAAGTGCCTTTGCCGTAGCATAACCATCCTTATCAAAATCTGCAGCCATTTCTGTTTTAGTGGATGCACCGGCGATTGAATCAACTACAATAGTTACCAATCTATTTTTATCGGATGAACGAACTTTGTCAATGATAACATCAACAGTTTCAAAAATATCTTCTACGGTTTCCAATGGAATGTATAACATATCTTTTAAGTTCAAACCGATTGCACTCAAATACTCGGTAGCAATAGCATTCTCGGTATCAATATAAACGGCAAGACCACCTTTCTTTTGTGTATTAAGAAGGGCATGGGCTGCCAATAGAGATTTACCAGATTGTTCGAGACCTGTTATTTCAGATACACGACCAACAGGAAAACCACCATACTTACGATTGGAAATGGCCAAGTCCAACATGGTTGAGCCAGTTCCTACCCATTCTTTTACTATCGTAGGTCCATCACTATCACCTTCAAGAAAGTAAGCGGTCTTAACATTTTGTGTTTTGAATTGTTTGTTTATAGTTTCGGCAATGACTCCACCGAGTTCATCGGATAAATCACTTTTTGATTTTGCCATAACACACCCTTATTAAAATAGGTCATCAAATGTAACACCAATATCATCAGCAGATGATGTGGGTTTCTCACTCTTTTCTTGTTTGTAATTCAAATCAGCAGCAGGTTCTTCTTGTGAAGATGTACCCATCCAAGTTTGTAATTGAATCTTCAAATCATCGTAAGATGGTTCTGGATACAATTCTGTAATCTGTGGTTGTGTCTTAATCTTTTCAAGAACATCTTGTGATTCTGTAATAGGAGTTTCTTTTGGTTTGACACGGATAGTTGTTTCTGCATAAGTTTTACCAGCTTCTTCTGGTGACTTAACGGTAACAACAATATCACGACCAGATTTAGGATCAGACAAATCACCATAATCAGGATCAACAAAGAAGGCAAGTAGTTCTTCATACACTTGTTTACCAAATCCCCAAAACTTTACACCTTCGTTTTCTTGACCACGAATGATAACAGGTGCATATACTCTCATTTTAGGTTCAAGTTTTCTACCCATTACCCAATCTTCTTTATCGCCAGTCTGTTTAAGTTTTTCAGCAAACTCAACGATTGGATCAGGGCGACCAAATGATACAGGTGAAAGAATAGAACGCTTACCGATATTGTAATGGAAATACAATTCGATGAAAGGATTTTCTCTGTTGTGGATGTAAGGAACAATACGGATTTGGGTTTCGCCCGGATCGGGTTTCCAAATGTTTGATGTGCGATTGTTTGTGTTTTTCAAAGAGTTCAAACGGCTCTTGATTGCATCGAGGTTAATACCCATGATGTTTCTCCAAATGTGTAATGAATAATGATTAACTGTTACTAAAAGAATGTCAGTTCTAATAGGACAATACTAATATAAGAATTTAATGTTTAATAAGCAAGCAATTTTTTCTATAAATAAATATGGGAAACCCGAAGATTTCCCATTTTATCATTTTTTTAGTTGGCGATATATTATCACTTCTTGTTGTATTTCATAAGTTCTTTCAATCTACGGACAACTGCCTCTGGCAATTTCTCAACATTAAAAGTGTTATCAACCCATGCCGGAGCATCATCTGTTTGGGGCATAACATCGCGCTTTGGTGCACCTGCAACTGGAGGACTTGTACTTTTAAGAGTCTCAACATTACCCCAAATATAGTCTGCAATGGCTTCGGGTGTATCGCCCTTTTCATACTTCTTAAATACTTCAACTACTGTGTCTTTTATATTATCTATTACATATTTTTTCAATTCACCTTCACCAACTTGGAAAAGATTTACACCACCACCAGCAGCAGTTGGAACAGTTCCTGTTTGTGCTGCAATACCAATTTGAGTGGCTTTGAGTGCTTCGAGTGGTTTTTTAATATCTGTCAAATCTATTGCCTTTATCTTTGCTTCTGGATTCATACAAAAAACTTGTGACCATCTATGGTGTCCATCAATAACAAATTTTCCACCACCACCGGTTACAATAGATTTACCAGCGGGTGCAACAACGCCACCTTTCAAACAGGCCTCTGCACTTGCAGCATCTTTCAATGGGTAACTCAAAGATTTATCCATTACAACTTCATTTTGTGTTGGTTGCAAATCAGTACATACCGGCGAAATTGCAGATGTTTTTACTGGCATATCACCAGAAAGCGATTTGATTGCATCAACAAATTTAGGATCCTTTATGTTGTCACCCAAGTCTTTAACAAAACTTACATAATCTTTTTTCAGAATTTTTTTTAATTCTTCTTGTGCCTCATCTTCATTAAGTTTTACCTTAACTTCATTTACTAATTTTTTTAATGAATTTTTCATCAACTAACCTCTATAAATTACTAACAAATTCTTCTTGTATTTTCAACTGTTCATCGGTTGCCTTACCCGATTTACCCCAATCCGGCAATATATCCAAAGCCGCATTTAGGTCTTTTATTTGAATTCCTGATGTTGGATTGTCTTTGTTTTTCAATATGTTTATGTGATTTAATCCTGGAAAGATATAAAGTGGCATACCACTATTTTTTGCCAACAGAACGGAATGTTGTAAAGGAACTATGTTGTCACTACCACCATGGATGATTGCACCATTTCCACTAACTTCAGATCCAGTTAATGATACGGTTGGCCATTGTCTGTTCCATGCTGGAGCAACGAGATAAACAGTTGATGGTTTTTTAGCACCCATTGATAGTGCTTGTAGAAGAACTGCACCACCTCGTGAATATGCAATCAATGTTTTCAAATTTTCTTCATTTAGATATGTAATTGCCTTTTCAATATCTTCTTTCGTAATAGAAGTTGAATCAGAGAATGCCGGACATCCTGTATCTTGATCAGGACTTGTCCATTCTATATTACAGGTATCAACTCTCATATCTTGTGGTTTCATACCAAAACCATGAAATGCACCCTTTTCGATTCCCATTTCTTTCAATATGTCTAACAACTTTATCATTTGTATCTATTGTTAATCAAGTGAGTTCTTACAATTTCTTTTATTTTTTTACGAATTTTGTTTTTCATTATTTCAGAAACTTTTGGATTCTTTTCTTCTTCTGGCTTTGGTTCTGGAATTGTTTCTTCTGCCTGAGCCAACCCATCAACTTCTGATTGTAATTTCTCGGAAATGTTTTCAGCAATATGATTCAATTCTGAAAGAAATATCTCAATCACTTCGTCATCGTCTGGAGATAATCTTCTTTTGATAAATCCTGCAATTTTGGTTATCAATCTCTGTATAGATTCTTCATGCTTTTCTTTATCGGATTCTATGTAGTTCATAGACTTTAATCCGTTTACCGCTTTATACAAAGCAATTAAATTTGCATTATTATAGAATCTGGATGAAATGGATTGTAATTTATCTTTGTTTTGCTTGAATGAATCCGCAGAATACAATTTTCTAAACCACCCTCGTATTATTTCAGGATTTTCTTTTGGAAACATATATGAGACTATACCCTTTCCCTTTTCCATCAAACTCAATGCATCTATTAAAACGATATATGTGAAAGGACCTACTGCTGACTCTGATATTGATTCTTTTAGAAGTATTTTTTTCATGGTATTTTTCTCATGGCATTAAAGTTATTTTCAATTCGTTTTGAATTAAATACAAACTAATACTTGTTTTTTTATTAAAAAAATGTAACTTACCAGACATTGGTTTTTTATATTCATATCCAATAGATTTCAATGAATCTATTATCTCATGTTCTTTATACTTACTAACATCAATTACATTATCCGGTAATATAGATATATCTTTCAATTTCAGTTTTAACTGATCGAATATAGTATCAAATCCACTTGCTTCATCAATAGAAGTGGATTCGATTATCTTATTAACAACCATTTCCGTAACTATGTTTACGATATTTTTCATTTATCATTCCAATATGTTTACTAAATAAATATGTGAATGTAATAAATTACCAACTGTAAACTTTAATTAAAAATATCTTAACTACCTTAAATCCATCTTTATTTTTAAGAAGTGCACAGTTTTTATATCTTTCCCATTCTATCGGATATTTTTTGTCCAAAATACCATTATTCAAATTCATTATCAATTCATTTAACGCATTTATTGTATAAATTGTGTTGGTTTCTCTTTTCTGATGAACCATTATGGAATTTGGTAAGAACTTTTTGTAACTATCCAGTACAATGTTATATGAAAGTATAGCATCTTCACGGGTATCAAACGACTTAAAATGGAATACTTTATTATTCAATATGGAAAAATTTTCTTTTATATTTTCCAAAGTTTCTTCAACTTGATGTTTTCGTGTAAATGTACATACTAATTGTGTCTTCAATACCTCTCTCTCATTTCTTAATGAATATCTACTTCATATAAATATGTTCTTAATTTTGAATAATGCTACCAAATGTGTCTCCCGAATAAATTTTTACTGACATATTATCAGTCTCAAATGCACGATGAAGAACATCTATTAAATCGGTTTCATCTGGATGAATATCAAAAATAAAAGCATCATATAGATACATCATAAACACAGAGTTCTTATTTTTCAAATGTGGTAAAATAGTTTTTATCTTACGGACATTGTATTCGGTCTCTAATGATTGCAGGAAATAATTGAATAATTTATTCGGTGTTACATCTTGAACATCACGAAATCTCTTTTCATAAAACCAAGATTTAACCTCAGGACCATTTTCATATTGTTCATATAATGTATCAATCATTGCCTGAACTGTTTGGAAAAACGGATGTCCCATAAATTCAGGAGTTATAGTTCCATAAATGTTTTGAAATACCTTTCCTTTGAATTGATCATATTCCATATCAATTCTCAATTCATCCCGTATCTGTTCGTATGGATGATAGTCGAATCCATAATCCAATATCTTTGCCAACAACTTTATATGAAACGCATCGTAATCAAATTGAACAATCTTACCACCTTCAAATCTTGAACGAATTTTATCACGAGTTCCATCTTTCTTATTCATAGCTGCGAAATTGAATCCACCCCAAGCATTGCTTGGTCTGCCAGTTGCAGTATACCACATATAGTTTTGTTTTTTTATCTCATCACCAACAAG